CATCCGGAGAAACACGTCGATCTCTGCCAGCAGCACGCCAACACCAAGCAGCCCTTGTTTCATTTCATCCCATTTCATGCCGCCAAGTTCCGCACAGACGGAAGCCAAAATCTTGACCGCTCCGGCGAACAAAATAAGACTGCCTGCGCCCTTGATCATCTGCCCGCTGCCGCTGGACATCGCCTTAGACGACGCTACCACGATAGCCGACAGTCCGGCGATCGCCACCAGTCCTCTGGAAACACCCTCCCAGTCAAGACTGCTGAGCGTGACCATAGCGCCGGCAAGAATACCGATTGCGATGGACATAGCCAGCATGGCGGTGCAGGATCGGGTAATGCCTTTCTGCATCACATCGATCTTGCTGAACACGGCCATAGCCGCCATCAGGTCGGCAAATAGCACCGTGATCGCGCCGAGAGAAGACGCAAGCTTGTCGCTGTCGATGAAAGAAAGCGCCACCAGCGAAGCCGCCAAAATACCGACCGCCGTAGCGATCTTCATAAGTGTACCGGCTTTAATGTCCTGCTGCCACGCCTCGAAGCAGCCCTTGACGCTGTCCAGAATGCCAAGGATAGACTCCTTGATGCTTGCGCCGGTGTCTACAAGGTCTTTCGCGCTTTTCAGGAATTTCGTAATGCCGATGGCGATGGCGCTGAGAGAGATGCCGTTAAGCAGGTCGATGATCCCGCTGAAATTGGCGTTGCTCAGCTTGTCGATGATGTTTCCGGCAGCGGAGCCGAACGCGCTGACAATACCGCTGCCGATGGTTTTCAGCGCCTTGCCGATTGCTTCCAGCATCTGATAGAACTTGGAATTGGAGAGCGATGCGCCGATGGATGCAAAAGCATCCGTAACCGCCGACTTCATGTCGCTGGCGCCGCTTCCGATTTGGCTCAGCCGTGTCTGCACGCGCTCCAAAAGCGCATGGAAGGTCTCAAAGCCGACGGCTGCCAGATTTTCACCGACAAATTGCTTCACCATTTTGATGCCGCTGATAATCGCGCTGAGCGCCGCTGCGATTCCGTTGGCGATCGTGGTGAACAGTCCGCCCTCGCGGATCAGTTCCTCCACGTTTGTGACCATGCGCCCGGTTTCCCCGGTAAAGCCGAGGATGGTTTCCAGCAAAGCACCGGCTTCTGCCCGAACGGGAGCAAAGGCGTTCCACAAAGCGCCGAACGCTTCGCCGATCAGCTCCACCGCGCCGAACAATGCCGAAAAGGTATCTTTCAGGTTCTGCGATGCGGTGTCGCTCAGCTTCAGCTTGGAGGTAAATTTGGCGAAGGAGTCCGTCAGTTCGTAAATGCGCTGTGCTGTGACTGCGGGGAACATGGCGGTAAACGCTTCCTTGATCGGCTTGATGACGCTGACCAGCCCCTCGAAAGCGCTCTTCAGTCCCTCGATCAGCTTCGCTCTGCCGCCAAGATCTTTCCAGCCCTTCAGCAGTTCATTGCGTGCGTTCGACTGCGCGTCGATAAACCCGCCGATAGTAGTGCTCAGGCTGGTCCACAGAACCTTTGCTTCCTCAAAGTCACCAAAGAGGATCTCCCATGTCATAGCCCAACCGGAGCCGACCGCTTCCTTCAGCGTATCCATAAGCTGGCTGAAAGTCTTAACGTCCTGTGCCGCTGCGAACGCCTTTTTACCGATCTCAGTCGTTTCGTCGGCGTACTGGCGCAATGTTCCGACCAGTGCATCGGTTGTCATCCACTGGTCCTGCAAGCTGTCGTTGAAGCCGTGCGTCGCGTCGATCACATTGCCCTTGACCGTCTTATACATGCCGTCGGCAGTCTTGGTCAGCGTGCCGCAGGCTACGGCGGACTCCAGAAGCTGTGTCTTGAACTCTACCGTCGCCATGTTGGCGTTTTCGATGGATTTCCAGTCGATCAGCTTGACATAACCGGCGCTCAGCGCCTGTGCGAAGTTATACATGGCGCGGGAGGCTTCATTGGTGTTTGCGCCGGAGACCGCGGCCACATTGGAAACGCCCTGAATAGCCATGACGGCATCTTCCAGCCCAACGCCCGCATTGGTGAATTTACCGATGTTGGAGGTCATGTCCTGAAACGAGTAGATCGTCTTATCGGAATAAGTGTTCAGCTCGTTCAGGTATTTGTTGACTTCCTCCAGCGACGCTCCGGTGCTCATCATGATGGTCTGGATCGAACCCATTTTCAATTCATATTCGTCAAACCCCTGTGAGATCGGCGCAATGGTCAAAGACTCTATCATCCGTTTTCCGGCGTTGACCGCCGAATTGGTGATGTTGGCGAGGGCGGTTATACCCATGACCTCCAGCGCCGAAAAGCGCGCCTTGACTGTTTCCACGGCGTCGGACACGCCGGACATATCAAACCGCTTGGCCGTTGCATTGACATTTTCAAGCCCTTTGGTAGCGCCCTCCAGATTCAGGCTCTGTTTCAGCTTTTCCAGCGTAGACAGGCTCGTCTGCACATTAGCTTCAAACTGCTTGTTGTCAAATCGCATTTCTACGACTCTTTCGTCAACCGTCGTGCTCATGTCTTTGTAACCTCCCTCCATGCGTCATTTGCAATGCGGTCAAAAATGGGCTGGATCGCAGGGTTGATGTAATCTCGTCCCTGTACCCAGCCTCCGGTCCCCGTTCCATGCCCGTATTGCAGAATGATGGCAATGGGGACACCATTTTGAATGTTGGAATTGTTGAATGTGATCGTGGCGACGCCGCCCCGGTTCGTGACCTTGTAGGACCACGATTTAGCCGTCAAACCCGAATCGACAGGCGTTGCGGCAGCCAGAGCGGCCACGCCGGCCTGACCGTATTTATCGAGGTCGCCAAGCTTCACCGCTTCCTTGGCCCGTTCCAGAAACCGCGTCAGTCTGGAAAAGTCGCCCTGCTGTCGAAATGTGATCATTCCGGCCTCCTGTTTATTCTGCTTTCTTCTGGAGTCCCTTCAGAACTTCCTGAAGCTTATCAAAGCCGAACATTGCGGCATAAGCCGCCATGAACCCGACAACGATTGCACCGACAACCAGATACCAGGTCAGTGCAATGCCGTTCATCTGCGCGTAAGCGCCTCCGGACGCAAGCGTCAGCGCCTCGGCGATGATAAGCGCCAGAAGATTAGTCGGGATCTTGTCCCAAGTAATCTTTTT